TGGTTAGTCTCGCGGACAAGCAGACTCTAAAAAGACTTATGGATGAGCAAGGCACCTACCAGATCGCAGGCTCCCCACTGCCCCGGGGGTATCCAACTAGTCCAATTGACTTTGGCGAAGGCGGGAACACAGATGATGACGGATACAAAAACTGGTGTCGATATCATGCCCGGGGTCATGACTTGGAGCCCGGGCTGCCCCATCGTTCTTGTACAACTCTTATTCCGCTTCAAGAATTGCGAGATCGCGGCCTTACTTTTGAACTACCACAACAAGACCCGGCAGCTCTTATGAAAGCAGAGCCACCACTCAAGCCCTTCCAACGACTTTACGATTCTTTATCAGATCGCAGCGCTTTGAAAAGAGAGTCTGCGCCGGATGTAAGATATGTTCCTGGCCACCATGTACCGATTACTGGAGAAGAAGAGGTATGGATTGGCGGCTATTGGTCCTATGGAGAGCTTTCAAAGGATGATGAAGCCGAAGCCGACGCAATGACCCGGTCCGAGCTGGCGATCGAGGCCAAAGAGGTTGCTACCTCATCGCAGTCTAAGCTTGTATGGGTGCCTGGCCACTATAAACAGCCGGCGCATTGGGTAAAGGGAGAGTGGATATATGACGACAAAGATAGTACTGTTAAGCATATTTTGACTGTTCCGAGAAGCGAAGCACAATCTCAGCTGCTTACTGCAGTTAATGGTCCGACGTCCACAGCCGGCTCTTATGGCACCGATCCTTCACACAAAGATCCGACAACCATGAAGCCTGAATTTTTTGAGATGATCCGAGACTACGACCCGGGCGCCGAAAAGGCAATGAGACAGGCATTTAGTTTAGCGCTAACCGGCCGGCCTGATGAAACATACGAGGAAGTAAGCGGTATTACATCCAAAGCTACATCAAAGCTGATGGATAGGGTTAATCAATCTAGCCTGGAAGTTTCATACGAAGTAATAGAATCGGATATAGATGCATCAGGCAAGTCTTCTGATGCATTTCGTATAAATGTTGATAATTCTGGCTTAAAATTGATTGATGAACTTGAAACAAAAGATTGGTCACAGGCCTCTCTTAATGCGATGGAAGCATCCGGGATAGACATTACCAAACAGCCAAGATCAGTTGCTGACCTGTTCGGTAAACTGACCGTTGCTCAATTTACCAGAAGGTTACCTTGGAAATCAAATCCCAGTTCTGATGCGGATCCAAATTTTGCTGTTAAAGATTTTAGTCTGACCCAGCAGTCCGAGGAAAAGATATCGGCTGTTTTCGCGAACCACATACACCCTTTTGAAACAGAGCGTATTGTACACAAGATGCGGGAAAGAACTTTAGTATCTCCGTTCTTTAGTGTCAAATTTATTGATAAGTTTATTAGAAAATTATTTTTAACTTCATATTCGGATATATGCGAGTTTAACGATGGCACTGTCGCTGAAAGATTGTTGGGTCTAGAGCCGCTAAGAGAGCAGATAGATAATCGGTTAAGAGAGGTATTATGCCGACAGCCATTGCTTATATCAGAAGAAGATAAAAAAATAATGCAGCAAGATGCAATGTATCTAGAGGCCGTCGAGGGCAGCAAAGATCAGGCCCTCGGCCTAGAGCCCATCGAAGAAGCTTCCCTCGATGGTCTCCTTCAAATGAGACTTCGATTGTCTGCAATGCAAATTTTATTTGAATATTTACCAGTTGCAACAACTTTTGATGTGCGCCCCGCCATGCATAAACAATATTTTAGATCTTTGGCCATCAATAGAGTGATGAATCAGCTAAAGTCTGAATCTCCAGAATATTATGAACTTATCGGCGCTCGATGTAGTTCAATCTTGCTGGACGAATTGGCTGACGGAAGAGGCATAACTCAACATCCCAATAAAAGTTATCATAAACATACATATGAAATTGATAAAAATGGTGATGGATGGGCGGTGGAGATTGTATCTCCAGGCGCCGACCCACAAGGGTTCGGGCGCCCTCACAAACATAGAATTAAGAACTATGTTCTTCACAAGCCGATTTATACTGTAGGCCTCGATGATGGCAAAAATTACAACCACAAACACGAGTTAGAGGAAGATCACAAAAGATGGCCCGCACACAAAGCCATTGAAAGAATATTTGAAAGACAATACTCTGTTATGGTAGCGACAATGAACAGGCTCTTGGATGATCTAGGTCATTCACATTTGAGAATTAAAAATTATCATGATTTTGTCGATAACCTCATTATTGCTCCTTTCGCTTCTGGGCTTAACACGAATCAACTTTATGCAGTCGGCCGGCCTGCCGCCCATCAGTTCGGCATTGCGGGCCCCACCGAGCATCCGGATTATGGACTATATATTAATTCAAAAAGTCCGGACAATAATTTAGTTGAGTATACAAATGACTGGAATAAGGGAGCTGCCCAGAAAACAAAAAATGGCGGGGCCCTGGTAGCTAATCATTCTGCCAATGCTTATCCGTCCAATCTTTTTAAGATGAGTGTAAGCAACCAAGAGAAACTTTTAAGAGACGGAGGCTTTATCTTGCAGCCTTATCTGTGGGTGCAACACAGAAATGCCGCCGGCGACCCCCAAACTCCAGGCCAGCATAGCAAGATCTACAATACGGCGTTTAACAAGACATATCCAATGCCCCAGCCGACCGATACACTCGGCAATCCTATGGCTATCGATGTCCCGGATCTTGCAACTTTAGATCCTTTTATTCAGGTTTTCGAGGACAAAGACAGACCATATGAAAAACTCGATGAAGCGGGAGTTAGCAGCATAGACTTCTGGGGTGAAGTTTTCGAGAAAATCGCCGGTCCTTTTGACTACCTGTATGATGTTGTTATGGAAACACCTTTGGGACACAGGCGTCCATTTGGTTGGAATATTGCTCATGGACATGTGCCCGAGGTCGGCGCACATGCAGCGAAGGATGCAGATAAGTATCAAGAGATGCTTCAAAAAGTCGATGATTTGTTTGACATAATATATTCTTTTGATTGTATGCGACCCTGTCAGGGTATTTTCAGATACAAAGATGATATTAGCGCATCGCGCGATGTGGCAGTGAACAAGATCACCAAGTCAAAGAGTACACCTTGGAAAGTACTTACCGTCGATGTGCCCGCCCCCGATGTGCCCCCCGCCGGAACAATGCTGGATTACGCAACTCTTGAAACTCAAACCTCTGCCGGCCTTAAAAATCTAGTAGGCTTCCGTAAGCTCGGCCCGGCCTTCCCGTTTGCCTCTCCTAACCATAACGCTGGTCATACCATCGACGGTCTCCCACGCCTCGTTCACGATGTATATGAGTCCTATGTAAAGGATAAAGCTTCTCCGAACATTGGATATGAGTTTCTTCACGAAGATGGAGAGCCATTGGATCTTCATATGAACGAAGATGGTACCATGGACGTACAGACGACAGACTATGGATTCTTCCCAGTGTCTAACCCCAATTATACCGGAATAATCACTTTAGAGGCTGTCCATAAACAATATTTAAGATATCGAAAAGCATACAAGCTCAGTTTCCTTGAGTCTAGCGCTGTTGATCTATATATGGAAGAAGATGATCCACAATTTAAAGAAAATCAAATTAAACTAGAAGCCGCGGTGAAGAACGCCGAGCATGCAGCATATAGCAGGCTTGTAGACCTGAAAAATAAATTTATCAGACTGTCAGCGATGAATACAACGCTCCACCTCGGCTTGACCGGCGTCGAAGCGAAAGCGCGCGCACACATCGATGTCCATATGACCGTCGGCGAGACCCCGATGGACGCCGGACAGCTTTATAATATGTCTGATGAATATTATGATTTCAACCCCCAATATGATCGCCTTGTTTATAATCCAAAGTACCCCCCGGGATATGTCATGACAGCCGAAGGTGCTAAAGAAACTTGGACGGGCGGCAACAACCCGGTGGGGCTGGAGTCCGATCCCCTCGTGATGGTCGCCGGCGGCCCCACCGTGGCCAACACCGATAAATATGTTAAACTTCATACGACTAGTGATAGACGCGTCTTCGGCTGGTCACATGTACTTGAAAATGCAAACTTAATTATGATTGATTCAGCATTTGGCCAGCTCGCAGATGAACATGGCTGGCACAACGCGGAGACTCACTTTAGCGAAATTTTAGAACAGGGTATGGCGTATCCTAGGATTAGTCTAGAATACGGCCAAGGGGGCCGCGGCTCCTATAACTACGGAGGCATGATACCTTCCACCACTGAGGCCGGCGCATATTTTGAAGAGGTATCAGAGTGGGAAAAACAGAACGCCGGTAGTCCGCTTAACAGCCACTCGACCGGTCCCGACGACTTTCACGCCGGCGGCAACTACCGGCCTGGCTATAAATATTCTTTTTGGAGTGGCGAATATGATTCGATAACAGTTCCGAAAACTGGACATGTAAATGCAACAACTTTGCAGTATTTTAAACAGTATTTTATTTGTATGAAATATGGTTTAAGATTGATGTATGTCCCTCCAGCTGACAAATATGGCGGCGGCCGTCACCAAGGAGAGACTAAAGAACATGAAGACTATAGAGCTGAAATAACAAAAGGCTTGTCTGATGCCATGGATATGCTTTATAGCGATGCTAAAAAAGCACAAGACGCCGGATCCGTCGGCACCAAGGGTATTATGAATTCTTTTGAATTAATGATGGCGAAGCAGAAAGCTTTTGATTTAAATGAATACAGAGATAGGATCGAATATTATGAGACGTCCGGTGGCACTGAAGACGGCCTAGAACATCGGAGCCTGCGAGTTCATCCAATTCCTTTTGCCGACGCGCTTATAGATGTAGAAGAGATATATTGTACCGGCGCCCCCTTGGAGTTTGGTGCGTTTAGGCCGCCTGATGTTGGAGGCAGGGGTACCTTAGCGGCTTCATATGCAAAGGCAGTTCCTGAATTGATGAATCAACTAAGAAAAACTCCTGAATATAATTTATTGTTTAATCATATATTTCCATATGATAGATTGTTGTCATTCATGTGTCTGCACGCCGGCTTAAGTAACCAAGATCTTAGAATGGAGAATCGCTTTAAGGCAACTCGCGAGATAATTCTAGATTTTGTTATGGGCTTGATAGAGGAAGGAGAATTTGAATTACCTTATTCGATGCGACCATATGGTAGTATAGCTAATTACCAGATCGGCACTGACGCACAATCGACTAGCTCACACAACACGCCATGGGGAGATATAGCGCTGAAGATGTTATATACGACGCCTAGATTAATTCTCAAGGGAGTTGTAACATTAACAGATCCTTGTGTTAGTACCGCCATAACCATTAACGATTTAATTATGACAATTGTTAATACTTCGATCATGATCGCCGAAGAGGTAAGAAGTGGAATTATAGCCAGCGTAGGCTTGGTCCTGTCCGAACTCAAAACTCAATTAGAGAAAGCTGAATCGGCGGTTGGAACAGATGATAAGCCAGGAATGATGGAGATAGCTATTGATACTACAGAACTTTCTATAGACAAACTCCAGAAAGAAGCTAACAAACAGCAGCCTCCGGATCCATCTGTTCAATTTGAGCTAGAGCAAAAACAACAAGAAGTAGCAGAGCTAAAAGCAGAATACGAAAAAATAAAAGCTACTGTTCAAGGAATAAAAGATGGCATCCAATCCGCAGAAGATGCTCTTGAAGAGGCTGAAGTGGAAATGAGAGAAGCTATCGACGAAGTTAAAAAAGTCGTTGAGGCTATTTCTCCATTCATGGTCCCGGCAATTTCATTTGCTCAATTCCCAGTAAACTTGCCATATGGATTTTTATTTCCGCCGCCGCCTTTTGGCTGGGGAGTTGGGCCACCCATGACATTGTTCGGATTTATTTATTGCTTGCTACTTATTACAGAAGGTCTTTTTGACGCCTTCGATCAAGAAAAAGAGGAATTGGCACAAGAGTTGCTTGAAGGTGTTGATCCTTGTGCGCATGTTCCGACTTCATAAAATTAAAATACTAAGGAGAAATATATGCCCGTTTATGGAATAACACCACACCTACCCTTAACAATGAATCCTACCGATGGTCAATATGCAATGCTGAAAACGTTTAAAGAGGCAATTAAGCAAAATTTCAAAAATCTCATCCTCACCAGCCCGGGCGAGAGAATGATGGATATAAATTTTGGTGTGGGTATATATCGTTTTTTGTTTGAACAGAGAGAGGAAGGCAAATCTGCTTTAAGGGCAAAAATTCAAAATCAAGTAAAAATCTATATGCCTTATATTAAATTACTCGATGTGAAATACCCTCCGGATATAGAAGAGTTGTATGCAGAAGAAGTATTACAAGTTAGAATAATTTATGAAATAACACCTCTGGGAACTAGTGATTTAATAGATTTGAATATTGCACAATAGAACTACTTAATTTATATGAGGAAATAAGATGGCAAAAAACAAAGAAATAGTTCCAATTAAGTACACCAATAGAGATTTTGCTTCTATCAGGAAAGATCTGGAGGAGTATGCTAGGATATATTATCCCGATACAGTACAGGATTTCTCTGATGCTGGATTTGCTTCTTTAATGTTAGATACAGTTGCCTACATCGGCGACATGTTATCGTTTTACGTAGATTATAATGTAAATGAATCTTTCATGTCTACTGCTTCTGAATATGAGAATATTGCAAAGCATGCAGAACAGCTAGGCTATAAACGTCCCGGCCCCGCAGCCTCTTTTGGCAGCTTGGCTCTTTATCTTTTGGTACCGTCGACTGCAGACGGCCTAGGCCCAGATGCTACTTATGCTCCGGTTCTTCGTCGAGGCTCTAGATTCTCGGCAGATAGCGGAGCAACGTATGTTTTGTTGAACGATGTAGATTTTTCACACCCAGACAACGAAGTTGTGGCCGGCGAAGCTTCAAACGGATCAGTCAGCAGATGGGCCATAAAAACCTACGGACAGGTAATGTCGGGCGAACTTGAAGAAATTATTCTAGAAGTTGGAGAGTATGAGAAGTTTTTGAGGCTTGAGGTACCCATCGATAACATAACAGAGGTAGCCACTGTATATGACTCAGAGGGGCATCTTTATTACGAAGTTGATCATCTATCACAAAACATAATTTATCGATCGATTCCAAATACTGGTAATACCAAAAAAATGGCACCCAACATATTGAAGGCTCAGAGTGTTCCTAGGAGATATGTTGTCGAGAGAGATGATGAGAACAATGTCTTTCTGCGGTTTGGTTATGGATCAGATACCGAAATGAGGCTTGATCCAATTGTTCATCCAAGCAATTTAGTTTTAGAAAGGCACGGAAGGCCATATGAGACTTTGAGTTATCTAGATCCTTCAAAACTCTTAAAGACTGATAAGTTTGGCGTTGCTCCAACCAATACTAGTTTAACGGTTGTGGTTCGTAGAAACTCCTCTACAGTAATCAACGCTTCTGCTGGCACGGTCACTGCACCGGTGGAAGCTACGTATAGATTTTCACAAGATGCATCATCCAATATCAAGAAAGCTCTGGTTAGAGCTTCTCTAGAAGTCATCAATGAAGAGCCGATTATTGGTGATGTTGCCACACCAGATGGCGAAGAGTTAAAAAGACGTGCTTTGGGATTTTTTCCAACCCAAAACAGAGCCGTCACAAAAAACGATTATATGAGCTTGATTTACGCTATGCCATCTAAATTTGGCAAGATTAAGAGGTGTAATATGACTCATGATAACGACTCTTTTAAGAGAAACTTAAATTTATATGTGCTGTCCGAAGATTCGGATAATCAATTGGTGAATACAAATGCCACTATTAAAAATAATTTAAAAACTTGGATAAGTCAGTATAAAATGATTAATGATACTATTGATATTCTTAATGGCAGAATTGCAAATTTTGGCATTGACTTTGTAGCTGTATCAGACTTGGGATCAAATAAATACGATGTTTTCAATAGAATTATAGTTAGAATGCAGGAATTTCTCACCAATCCGTACGATATGGGAGAGCCTTTAATGATTACGAGGCTATATGATGTAATTAATGACACCCCGGGCGTCGTTGATGTCGTCTCGGTAAAAATAAAGAATCTATCCGGTAATCCATACTCTAGTATTGTTCTCAATATTGATGAACATATTTCTGCAGATGGAAGATTTATTGATGTTCCGGAAGATACGATTATGGAAATGAAATTTCCTTTAAAAGATATAAGAGGGACGGTCAGATAAAATGGCAATTAAAAGATTCTATGCTGATAAAGACAATACTATAACAAATGCTTTCAAGGCAGACCTGACAAACTCAGGTAGCGAAGCCAACATGGGAGCATCTGATATTCTAGAGGTATTTTCTATCTATGGCCAAGCATCGTCATCCTCTCTAGAAGCATCAAGAATATTGATTAGCTTTCCCATAAACGAGATATCTTCTTCTAGATTCACGACAGAGGATATTCCTGCTAGTGGTTCGGTAAAATTTTATTTAAGAATGTTCAATGCAAGGCATTCACAAACATTGCCAGAAAAGTATTATTTACATATTTTACCAATTAACACACAGGCCTGGCCAGAAGCTATAGACCCATTGCAGAATGAAGGCTGGACTGAAGGCTATGGCTTAGATATGGAAGGATACACTGATTCTGGCTCTTCTAATTGGAACCGCGCGCGCACTGATCAGTATTGGGGATCCCCGGGCGCCTTTGGTACAACAGATTATAATCGCACCGAGCCGGCTAGTTCTGGCCACGCTGAGCGCTCGATTACAGCTAGCGCATATTTCGAACGCGGCAACGAAGATATGAAAGTCGATGTGACAGATTGGGTCGAGGCTTGGCTTCGAGCTTGTCCTTCGGGCGCGATATATCAAAGATACGACGGTGTAATGATAAGAATGTCTGGTACATATGAAAACGAAAGTCAGTTTGATGGTACTAATAGGAGATCATATTACACAAAGAAGTTCTTTAGTAGAGGAACACAATTCTTCTTTAAGAAACCCTGCCTAGAAGCCCAGTGGGATTCTTCTGTAAAAGATAGAAGAGCGAGTTTTTATGCTAGCAGCTCGTTGGTTGCCACCGATGATAATTTAAATAAAGTTTATCTATATAATTATGTCAGAGGACAGCTTAAAAATATTCCTTTGGGTCATACTGCCGAGCCGACAAAGCAAGATATATATGTTAATTTATATGCAGACGTAGACGGAGTAGCGACAGGCGATCCAATAACTACAGCACCATTAACACCGGTTACTGGTGGAATATATAAAGCAGGTATATATTCTGCTAGTATTGCAGTTGATACAACGGCGTCGATTATACATGATGTTTGGTTTAGCGGCAGTAATCAATATTTCACAGGAACAATAAATGTTAAAAATTTTGCAGCTTCTGGTTATAATGATGCAGAGCAAAATTTTGTAACTAGTCTTAGAAACCTTAAGCCATCTTATGACAAAAAAGAGACTCCTAGGCTGAGGCTATTTACCAGAGTTAAAGATTGGAATCCAAATGTTTATACAAAAGCATCGAAAAAGGCCACCTCCATGGCAATTGAAGACGCCTTCTATAAAGTAGTGAGAGTAGCAGATGATTTTGAAGCCATATCTTATGGTACCGGCTCTAATCAGATGTATAACACAAGACTTTCCTGTGATGTTTCGGGAAATTATTTTGATTTAGAAATGAATTTATTAGAGCCTGATTACATGTATGAAATAAAATTCTTATATTATTTAAGCGGGCAATATCATGAACAAGACGAAAAGTTTAGGTTTAGAGTAGACAAAGATGAGTATTAAAAACTTATTTAATAAAGGCGACGGAAAAATTATATCTTCCAAGACGCTCAATGGCGTCTTAGACGATGGCATGGAATCCGCTAGCTACGTTACCGAATTTGAAAGAGACGCTGAAAGATTCATGCCAGCGGTTGATTTTTCAAAACCTCAGTATTTTGCCAGGTATGGTTCGGCCGAAGAATATTATAAAGATACTATTAGTAATATTTACAAAACCTTTCCTTATGACGGCTCTCTAAAAGAGAAAATCTCTTGGCACAATACCGGCTCTTACTTGCAGAGATTCATTTTCGAGAAAGAGTATCCAAGGACAAATGGATTCGCAACATTTAATAGCGCTTCCCACACGTATACTAGTACTAAGTTTTCTGATACTGATTGGCCGGTTTATAGCTCAAGCGCTCCACAATATATTCTTTTTTATGGCGGCCCCCACGCGGATCCCAATGGAGACTATAAAAGCCCGCTCGCGACGGGCCCCGCAGGAAAAGGAAAATCAAAAGCAAACATATACCACACTGGTAGTCTAAGAGGCAGTAACCTTGAATTTAATATGAGTAGAGGTATTACTGTTGAATTTTGGATGAAAAAGAATGATTGGTCCGGTGCTAGCAAAATAGAATATTTATATGATATGGGCTCTATAGGAGCCACCGGCGCGCAATATGGCCACTTTGCACTATATTCTGCCAATGACGCTACAGTAAAATCACAAATAAGAATTTGGGCTAGTTCTGGCTCTGTCGCCAATCGTTGGGATCACGAAACTGGTTTAAGCGATATCGCCGACGGCCAATGGCATCATTATGCACTTACGTTTGGGGTAGAAAGCGACTCTAATATTACTAAATTATATGTAGACGGAAAAGAACAATCTTCGTTAAGTGCTCCGAGTTACGATGGAGATGGAGTTAGCGGCTATGTAGGCTCGATTGAAGGCAACATGGTAGCAGCTCTTGGCGCACAGGCGTCTCCTCAAGCCGGAGACATAACTACGCCGAGTGAGGATAGTAATCTTACCTCTGGCGACAAAGGCTGGGGAAATGTTGCATATACCTCTTTTGATGAATTTAGATACTGGAAGAGAATTAGAACCGCCAAGCAGATAGGCCGCTTTTGGAAATTTCAAGTTGGTGGAGGCACCAATACAGATACTTCAAATGTAGATTTGGGTGTTTATTATAAGTTTAATGAGGGAATTACTGGAGATAGCGCAAAAGATTCCATCGCGCTAGATTATTCTGGTAGAATATCAAATGGTGCTTGGGAAGGATATCAGTCTGATTCTAGAAGTACTGAGTCGGCGATCGTTCAATCCGGACATGTAGAATCCGAATATAAAGATCCTATCATATATTCAACCCATCCGGATGTTAAAGCCTACTATGATAGGAAAGCACAAGAAGGGCTCGAATGGGATGTAAAGAACAACTCATCAATCTTTCACAGTCTTCCATCTTGGATCATTGAATCTGATACAGAATCAAGCAAGGGCGGCTCAGCTGTACTCAAAAAGCTTACACAAATTATGGCTAGCTATTTTGATACCTTGCAAATACAAATAGACGAGCTGCCAAAATTAAAAAATATTACATATCCTAGCAGCAGCGCCGGCGCAGTTGTTTATGACAAGCCGATTGCATTTACTGATAAATTATTGCAATCGTATGGTTTTGATACTTCGGATTTGCTTACTGATCTTTCGACGCTTGAAAGATATTATAATCGCAATGAAAGCGCTTCTTTTGGAATGAAGATAGAGGAGATTAAAAATTTAATTTATCAAAACATTTATAATGGTTTGGTACCCACTTATAAATCAAAGGGTACTGAAAGATCGCTGAGAAATGTTTTAAGAAGCTTTGGCGTCGACGACGAGTTGATAAAAATTAACTTATACGCTGATAATGCCACTTATCGCTTTGAAGATAACTACAGGGTAAACACATTTGATAATAAATATGTCGACTTTAATGATTACGTACATAGAACACCATTAGGACAAGCTCCATTCCAAGGAACAGTATATCAGAACACAGATGCTGTAAATGAAGATTCAGTTAATTATATTAGCGGAACTAACATTTTTAATGGCGAGCATTTGGATGGATTTTCTTTTTCAGCTGAGGCAGAGGCAATCTTTCCTAAGAAAGTTGCAACAAATAAAACACTCGGCGCCGCACCGATTTTAGGATCAAGTTCTATTTTTGGAATGCATCAGCTGGATCCCAATAACGCTAGCACAATTAAATGGATGAATGGCGCCGACGCTAGCAACGATCACGCTCATTTTAAGGTATATTCGGTACAAAGTACCGTTAATGATACCGACGCACGCTTCGCTGTAAATCTTAGTGGTTCAATCACACTTAGTTCCGAATATTATCCAGAAGTTTACGATAACTCGAAGTGGAATTTTGCAGTTTCGGTAAGCCCTGAGAAAAAATATATTGATTTAGTTTCTGGCTCATCCGGCTCTATTGACGCCTCTACTGGTTACAAATTAGAATTCTATGGAGTTAATAGAGAATTAGGCCATATTGTTAATGAATTTCACGTAACAAAGAGCCTTTCATATGACGGCGGAAGAAAATTTGTATCTGCTCCAAAGAGAATATATGCTGGTGCGCATCGCACAGACTTTACTGGCAGCGTAGTAACACTCTCAGACGTAAAAATAGGCTCAGTGAGAGCTTGGCTCGACTATCTTCCTACCGCTTCTGTCAAAGCACACGCTTTGGATCCAAAGAATTTTGGTAGATCTCATGATTACGGTAATTCATATTTTAGCCAGCATCAACTTTCGGGCGCCCACATCCGGCCTATCGAGACATTAATATTAAATTGGGATTTTGAAAACGTATCTTCATCGGCCGCCGATGGAACATTCTATGTGTCTGATTTCTCATCGGGTTCAAGTAATTATTTGTCTAGATATCCAAGCTTATTTGCTGATATCGTAGATAAATATCACGATGCTAAGGGGCAATTCTTTGCAACTAGTAGCAATAAGATAGTTGATAAATTCTACGTCGCTGCAGGTAAAAAACAATTACCGGAGCTTATAAATTCTGATGATATGATCAATATTGTCGAACAGGACGACGATGTTTTTACCAGAGAGACCAAGCCTATACAATATTATATTGCTTTAGAGAAAAGTATGTATCAAACAATCTCTGAAGAAATGATTAGTTTCTTCGATACTGTAGAGTATTTCAATAATGTTATAGGCGATCCGATAAATAAATATCGACAAGATTATAAAGAAATGGGCAAGCTCCGCCAACTTTTCTTTGAGAGAGTTCAGAATACTCCGGATATAGAAAAATACTTAAGCTATTACAAGTGGTTTGATTCTGCAATAATACGCATGATTCAGGGTCTATTGCCGGCTTCTGCAAATGCTAGTGATAGTATGCGTAATATGATCGAGAGCCATGTTCTTGAAAGAAACAAGTATTGGAATAAGTTTCCAACGCTAGAGATGAATCAGCCTCCCCCAGAAGCCAAGATAATGGGAATTAATGAGTTGTTATATAACTGGAAGTTCGGCCACGCATCGGCTTCTGACGATCCAAGTAAAAGTTCACATACAGAACAGAATAAAAACTGCCTGTGGTGGAACGAACGCGCTGACCGAGATTTGTCTGCCTTATCGTCGGGAGATGCTACTCTAGACTCTCAGCGCAATACTATAAATTATATTGTCACAACTGAAAATAGTGCATCCGGCCCTCGTCGCAAAGGTTCTGATGGAACCACGTACAAAGGTTCAACATACGCCTTGAGAAGACTTTCGCGTCCATACAAATTTGATATTGAAAAATCAAAACATTTAGACGGCGGATCAAACGAAGGTATGAATAAGCTTCATGGCTATCATCGGCATGCAATCAGGTGGGCCGATCCACTTTCATATATCACTTTTGAAAAAAATACAACCCAGCCTCCCGTGTGTGATGAGAACAGATCATTAAGCATTAAGAGCAAAATATTAGGAAAGGCACAGGTTTATTCGAATGGAGTACCTATTGAATCTTCGAGCTATAATATCTATGGCAACATGAAGCCTGGCTTGATAGCTCCATTCTCAATTTATTCTGCTTCAATAGACAAGCCTTCTTATGCCACCTTTGTAAGCGCCTCTAGAATTACAGTAACAAATTTGCATGAAGATAAGTATATTATTGGAAATGAGATACCAATGCAAGGTCCGTTTACTGAAAAATATGTTGGTGGGCAGCAGCACAGGCACATTGATATAAATTATTCTTCTTCAATTAGAGGAAGTGATACTGAGGCAACCCGCCCAGAAGCTTGGTATCTACAGGCTCCGGTAGGAGGAAAACAAGGCGAATATCTTATAAATGATAACTTTGATCAATGGGAAAATTCAACACAGTTTAATCAAGCAAATAATACTTTAGGAGATCTGGGTTTTGACAATCGCCCTCAAACGGACTCTGCTTTAAAATATATTGATATCGGTGACAAGGTACCTTCATTTGGTTTTGGCCTCCACACAGGTACCGGAATGGGCGCCATCGCCAAGTCGTATGGTAAACTCCTCCTTCCACGTTCTGGCGATAGAATGCTTCTCACCCCCATTAGCAAAGGCGCCGCTTTGAATTTCGCGAAAAAAACAGGCAATCCATTATCGCCAGCCGATGATCTTATAAACGGCGGCCAATACGAATTTTCCAAAGTCAGAGAATTTAGTTTCTTTACCCCGCAAATTGATTTAAGTGATGTCGATCCGATATCAGCCCCTCCGGAATTTAAATTTTATTATCAGCTACGAGGCACCAACCCGGGTACGTTAAGAGTGCAGTATGCCAGCGGAAAGGAAATTACATCTACATTTACAGATTTTACAGTTAATTGGGATGGCACTGATGCGACTTCAATAACAGGGGACCAAGGTCATCATCTTACTGGCAAGTTTGGAGGCTTGTGGAAGTTGGCAAAAATTGATTTGTCGTCGCTTATCGGTACTAAATTCTTTATTAGAATTGTTAATCATGGTCATACAAGCTTTGGTGGCAACGGATTTGCAGCAATTGACGATATATCTTTGCCCGTAGACTTATTAGACAGCGCTAGAATGACTTTGTATGATATTAATTACAAAAAGGTAACAAAGCAGGATACAGACAGTTCTCTGAGATTTGACTTGCATCGTCCCCGCGCTCCTTATTACCGCGACGAATATGCAAAAAGGCCTGTAAACATTAGGAATATCAAACATACAGCTTCTGCACCGGCCGGCGGAGCAGTTGGGCGTTTCCGCGGGGAGACATTAATAGAAGAACAAAAGGGACATCAAAAACTACCAACGATTATTGGTAATTATGAACACAATTATCAAGTTGTACAAACTTCTGGGCGCAATGTTAATAATATGTGGTTCCGTTCTGGATCAAAAGGCGCCGGAGGCGTCGAAGATTCTTTATCCAATCTCGATGCTGTGTACGGCTTGCAAGACTATAAATTAGTTGATCGCGGAAAGCTAGCTGATGGTACCAGAAATAAAACTGTTATTGCTGAAAGATTCTCTGCTCCAGGCGACGTTGCAACCTTATCTAGAGGCTTTTTAGATCGCGCATCAGAAACTTTCTCAGTTTACAATGCTCTTCCTTGGAGAAATTGGGGCACAAGAAGATTCTTGGCAAATATTGGCACCTCTAGTCTTCTGGTTAGACATAGCGAGAAATTTGGCTTACGTGATGGTGCAGAACAAAAATCTGTTGGCGCGCCCAACGGCGACGGTTTAAAATTATATGGAGATGTTGATGTATTCCTAACTGCGTCGTATCACAAGATACACAGGAATACTTCTTACAGACCAGCTCCTGCCGGTCCAAATTATGTAACCGTTCCAGGCAGCAAAGGCTTTGACTTTGGATCGCAGACAGATAATAGTGTTATTGTTGAGGCTGAAGATCATGATGATTTAAGTTTTAACAACGGCACCCCCGGACAAGATGACTCATTCAGCTTAAGCATGTGGATTAAGAGAAAAGATGTAACAGCTACAAATACTAAAGAATGGCTAGCCGGCAAGAGCGGAGAATATGCGGTATACCTGTATACCACTGGTTCTGAGGGCACTGCAGTCTCTGCAGACAAAGATGACAGGTTCTTGGTATTTCAGCTTGGAAGCGCAGAACCTGGCACTTGTTTAGACGGAACATGCGCCGCCGATGCAAATGCGACCGGCCACAAACTTTTCTATGATATCTCTAGCGGATTTAACGGAAAGCATGATGTGTGGGACAACGTAGTATGTACATATAATGGCGCTAGCGCAGCCGGCAAAACCAACATGTCTATATATGTAAATGGCGAGCTTAAAACATCTAATGGTACTACTGATTTTGGAACCTCCGGAAGTCCCGGATATACCGGCATGTCCAACACTAGCAATAAATTTACCATCGGAGCCCGCGCAGCTGTCACGGATAGTTGTGATGCCACCATAGACGAGGTAAGTTTGTGGGATGCTACTCTTGCTGCGGATAAAGTAACAGAGATCTATAATGGTGGCAAATCAACCAACTTAAATGAGCATTCAAGTGTCTCCAACTTGGTTGCTTGGTGGGCAATGGGCGATGTAAATGATAAGTGTGGATCAGATTATACCGATTACGTAAATTCTACTTATGCCGAAGGCAGTGTTACTATCAGCGGTGATTCTTGGCCGACCGAAGTTATTGGCAACGCTGCTAGTAAAGATTTCTTTGTTCCTGAGCCAACGGAACCACTGTCTGATTTTTGGTCTGCCTTGGATGGAGAATATTTTCAGTTAGAAGATTATGAAGGTACCCCCGCAAAATTCTTGTTTTCTCACACCAGCGCCGCGCCATCCGCTGCATCAACAAATTCTACTCTTTTAATTCCTGCAGTGACCAGCGCCGGCGGTAATTTTAACGCTCTGCTCCTCGCCAATACTCCTCAATTTGAAAAATTTTGGATAAAAGACACAGAAGGTAATCGAGTATTATTTTACTTTGTAAAGGATCTTGTTGTTAGTACAGACGAGTTGACTTTTAATAATACCACTGTGATAACCGCGGATGTTACTACGGGCTATAAAGCAGAAGTTAGCATGGGAATGGGTACATTTCAACAAATAGACGACGGCCTGATCACCCCTAAACTTATTGCTGCCACGATTTCTAATGCAGTTACTCAAGCTAAAGCCGCCGGCGTTTTAAAGGTTACAGCCGGCTCTTATTCAGCTGTAGGAGGTACCTCTGCTACAGATAATCCATGGAGTGTAAATTTAGTACAGGATGTATCAGGTGAAGCTGGAAATGGCACTATCGGCCTTCACAACGAAGCTTTGTCAAGTGTATTAAAGAAATCCGGCGGCTGGAATTGGGGCGCTAGCCCTCCAACGTTTAGCGGCGGCAACGACGGCGCCCTGACATATGCTGCAGGCCCTCCAAAAACTATAACTATAAAAGTTGGAGACAATCCTGCTACAAAAGCAGCTATATCAAATAGGATATATGAAGCGTTTGTTTTGGCAAAACAAAATGGCTGGAAAATTACTGCAACCGAGCCAACCACAAACACCCTAAACAATGCAGCTACGGGCTTGGTGACCATTGTGTCTCCGATTACATTAACTCAAGATGCAGAAGGCGCCGCAGGAAATAAAACTATATCTTTCTTGGGTGTCGATATCACAAATCAAAGCTGGGGTAAGGAATCCAGCCAGTCTTATCCATGGTCTTTTAGTGACGGTGCTACTGGAATACTTCCACAATCGGTCCTCGACAGCCAAACGATCACTCTTACAGACGCTTCAGGAAACTCGCTCAAGATTGCATTTGACTCAACACAATCTCTCGGAAATAATGTTCTTAATACTGACGTCAGCCCTCCAGTTTTAACAATAGCTACAAAAGATTTGAGTAACCCATACTCAATCGCCGTCGAGACAGTCCTCGTCGCAGACAGCGCTACTGTCTCCATCGCCCTCGCAGCTGACAATCCAGCAATTGCATTCGGAGCAATATCACCAGGCTCAAGCGCAGCCGATGGTTCGAATCAAACAATTACCCTCACACAAGAAGTGGGCGGCTCTACTGGAAATAAAAGTATTACAACTGTTGGCGATCATATTACTGCTGTTGATTTTACAGGAGGTCCTGTTGCTACTGGCGAGGGAATAATTGAAGATCAGAAAGGTAGTCATGACGCTGTTATACTAGGCGATTCTAGTATAGACTATTTCGTCGACGGCACGCCAAATTATTTGGATTACTCAGTCGATATTAATTGGCAAGGAAACGATACGATACTTAAATCAGTTCATGACAATTGGCTTGTCCAGCGCCCAATTCCACAAAGCGACGTTCAATATAATTGGATTTGGAGATCTCTAGACCAGAAACAAGAGCCATTTAGTCACTTGTATGCCAGCTCTTCAGAGGCGTACAATAGTCAAAATCCGACTGCTCCATGGGGATATGCCACTGCATCACATCAATTTAGATTTGTCAGTAGTTCTGATATGGGCAGTCACCGCGACAAAGTGTCGGCGTTCTATGTTATTAATCAACCCCCGGGGGCCCTCGACGGCTTTAATGTCGAATATTTTGTTGAAAACTGGAAATATGGTGTATCTCGTGCGTATGTTACCTCTCCCGGTTTTATGCCAAATGATATGGTAGGAATGAATACTAATATTCATGAGTCTTTTGATACAGGCTCGAATACTTTAGGCTATCTTCCGACCGGCTCTAAATTCTTTGAATATTTTAAAACTGGATTGACGACATTGCCATCTATTGGCTCTCATATGGGCGCCCTCGCCGGCGGCATTGCTGGAAATGCTGAGGTGTTAAACGGGATTCTTCTCCATAGAAACGGACCTTATCACTATCCTTCTTGGAAGCAGATCAGAACTGGAGAGCATCCAATTGCCAGGCATCAACGTAAAAACAGTATTATCACAATCACTGGAGAAGAAGGCGTTTTCGGAGATAAAACACCTTATGAGTGGGGAGCTAACCCGTCTGGCCCGGGCAGTATCTACCGCGCGTACGCGCTTATACATCCTCACCGCAAAGTTTTATCTTCCGGACTAATAATCCGCAGATATAAAGAGCCTGCAGTTACTTCGAAGTTTAAGCCAATGACGGCCACTGCACGGCAACGCACCGGCCTCGATACTCGTTTTGTTTATACGTACGCAAACAATATGATCAAATTCAGCAATCAAGCGCTAAATGAAAGACTGAAAATATATGAAGTTTCTGATTTTCATGCAAGCAGTGACAATGATATACACCAAACAGTTATAGATAGCGAATTGGTCGGCGCCCCTTATCGCTATACTGAATCAGTTTGGCCCCGGGGCTCTAATACGTATTTGAATGAGACAAGAAAGAGAGTAGAATACGCAGAAATTCAAGGCCATGGCCCGAAAGGAATTGATAAGATTTCCCATAATACTTTCTGGAAAGGAAGACATACTTTAGCTTTTCCAGATAGAAAAAGAAACGAAGGCTATGCATATAATTCACAAGGCTGGCTTTTGAGTCGGTTTGGAGGCCCCAAACTGGACGATGGAACATATTTTATGGATTATGGTCCAACAGATCCAATGCCCTTCTGTGATGCGGTTTCCGTCGCTGCCGGCCTCGGCCTAGGCACCACAGCCCTGAGTGGCAAGGCTTGCACTGTTGTTTCTGCCAGTGAGAATATGAACTTTGGCGGGACTGTTTTACCATTCTGCAATCCCTGCATTGGCTCTACATTCCAAGATATGCCGCTTTCTGCTTGGCCGCTAGACGAGGGCAAATATGGCGGCGTAATGGAAGTGCATAGTTATCATCCTAATTCTCTTTATGAAGGTGGAATGTATGGTCCAACTTATAAACAAAGATGGGGTAAGACGGACGACTTCCGGAAGTGCCTAGGCCGCGAGTCTATGTCGACTGCTGAAACTCTCGACGCCGCCGGCTCTTCGACCGTATTTCGCGGTACTTATAATTTAATATCCGGATCGACCTTCGGAGATCATTTTGTATCTGGCACATTTGGTATGAAGGGGGAGCTGGCAGAAGATCCGTCAATGAACTTCCTTACTTCGTGGGCTTCGGCTTATTGGGCATGTGGTACCGCATCTTTCTTCTACCCGTTTGTTGACAAGACAGCTGCGAATCAAAATACGCAGCCTTCAAGCCCGGGCGACGCCATCAACGCGGGCTACGAATATACTGCCATGGGCGGCTCAGATTATGAGCTTCACCGCGAGGCTTTGGTCAACAATGAAGACATCGACGCGCCGGTGTGGCAATCGCCTCCAACTTTTAGCACGATGTTTAGAGGTGGATATCGTCGACCTTATGCCTCCCCTTGTTTCTTTAGAGATCCTTATAACAACTTTAATGTTATTGGCCTGTCGGCTTCATTTTCTGGTGGGCCAGCCGGAAAAGAAAGTGGAAGTGCCGAAACTTTGCATGGCCGCACCGTCGTCGGCGGTAAATATAAGATCAGCCACCACGGAGGCCCCACCGAAGTACAGACGAATATATTAGACTTTTCCGGTGCTTTGGGATATGTTAAGACTGCTCCATACTATAGAACTAACAAGCTTGCCGGCAAGAATCCTTGGTATGATTCATACGAAAGCTATATTGATGATGTAAGATCATTGGGACAAGATTACGGAGTGTTGGCCGAATTTAATATGTCGGAAAACATGGATGAATATGCACAGTATAATTTTGATTGGACACGACCCAATCCAGGATTCTTGACTCTTAAGGGCGCCAAACTTTCATCTAGTTTAGGATATGAGCCATTTGCTTCACATGATCTTGCTTTGGCCGACGTCTTGGAAAGTATAGGTGCTGATATTGCCAACCCGGGCGGTATGAATGGTACTATGGACAGAGATTTCTTGAGGCGTTATTGCATATCAGATTCTGTACGATATCGTAATAAAATGGCAGAAGATTTTGAGATACCTCGCAGAATAAAACTTCGGTTTGATGCTGTTACAAAGCTTATGCCTTATTATGGCTTTTATCCTGTAACAAGAACGTTACAATTGGCTACATTATTTTCACAATCTATTGGTCCATATTTAAGTTCCAGCACCGATACTTATAAAATCAATAAAAGAACTTATCTGGGTTACAATTCTATTAAACAGCTGTGGAATGACGGCGATAACGCTGTTGATGACAATCCTCTAGGAGACGACATAAGATTCAGCTTTACAGACAACTACACCGAACCCGGCGCCGAATTTATAACTGCCAGTCAGCATCCCACCTATCAACTAAGAACAGGGATGGCTGCTGAAGGCCAACTCATCGACATCGAAAGCGATCCATATTGGGGCGCAGATCCCGAATATCCCACCATCGACCCAGGCGCCAGCTCTATCGCGCTCAAGGTCAAAGACGGCGCTCATTTCTCAACTAAATTGTTTGATCTTGCAGATGCCGGCCATGAAGGATCAATTGGATGGAAAAAGGCGTTATTGGACGTTCACCGAGCCGGAAAAATGCAAGCCATGCTGCAGCCAACTTTTGCTCCTGGCATCATGTATAATACTATTAAGTCAGGTATTGCTGTTGACTACCCGGTATATATTAACCAAGCCGACGTCGATCCAACGCCGCAGACACCCTCAGAATTCACCACCACCGAAGGCGGGCCCGTCGTCGCTCTAAGGGACTATACAGATGGCGTGATGATGCAGGTTAAGCCGAACTTTAGATTGCCATTTGAGGCAATTTATGATCTAAGCAAGATACCTTCATCTGAGCAAGTCGGCGACCTCGCAACAAGCATGGGCTTAACAACTGAAACCTATGGCCGCGGCCTAGAATTGTCAGAGATACCAAAAATTTATTATACCGAGCCAGCATGGTTTCAGTGTGGTACTGACGATCAAGGCAAAGCTAAACTAGGTAAAAAAATGGCTGGCAGCTTTTGGGCAGCATGGGGCGGCCATCGAGGACCGCTATATGAAAAGGCTGCGAATAATTTCTTATCCGAAATTCCAAATTTCTTCTTAAAAAATAAAG